AAAATTTCATTTATTTCAGCTTTTTGTTCATCTATATCATCGTTATATTCTTTGATATATTCTTTATAGAATTGACGTTCGTTACCTAAATTGAAACCTTTATCAATGAGTGCACCAAAAGTATACCTCGGTAATCTAACGTTAAGATCGCGAGCCATTTGTCTCACAGCTTCCTTTTTAACAACACTCGTTATGTTTTTTCTATGTTTCAAAGTGTCATATTTTTTCTCCGTTTCATGTATTCTTCTGTTCACGTCATAAAGTTCATTTTCGAGTTCCATTTCACGAATACTTGGTGATGGTGTTAAAACAGGGGGTAAATCCAAGTGTATAAAATCTCCTCGTCTCGAATGTGTTAATGGAGGTACTGTATCATATAGCGTAACATCTTCTTCTTCTAAATCATCTTCTAACGGTGGAAGACTTGGTGTAGTAGTAAAAGGAATGGGTATATCAACTCGTCTAATTACGAATTCCTCTTCACTTTCAGAATCGTCGTACTTAATATGGTCGTGAATTTTTTTTAACGAATCACACATTTTAAGATAATCACCTTCAGAAATTATCTTAGAATTGAGATCTACTAATTGCATTAAATTGGTAAGGTATTCCATTTTTATTAATGTATATTTATTTTATTTTTTATTACAACTTAGGTTTTTATTTCACCTTCTTCGAGTTCAGTTTCAGATTCAAGTTCAGTTTCGTATTCACTCTCGTTATCTAAGTCATCGATATTATCCGGTAAGTTATCGTATAACGTTTCCCAGTTTACCCTATTCGTGATTTCATAGTCATCCATAAAATCATCGTAAGAAATTTTATCGTTTACGTCGTATTCTTCGTCGAGGTATGATTTCCAAAAATCGAGGTTCTTCTTAGTAATTTTACTTGGGAAAAGTTCGACTACAAATTCTTCACCCTCTTTGTATTTACACTCTTTGAGTATACTTTTTTCATCCTCAGCATAAATATCGAAAAAATAATTCAAAACACCAATCGGGGTTTTTAATCCGGGTAAAGTTGGTTCGTAACAAAAATCGATAAATTGTGCTTGACCGTACGACGTATCCAATTTTCTATTAGAAATGGCTAAATACGCGATAAATTTACGAGTATTACTTGGAATGAGGTGTTCAGGGTACCCAAAATCAGCGCGTAAACCATATACTTTACACGATTTACCCACCATTTCTGAACAGAGTTCATTAACGTCGGAAAGTTCAATGATTGAAGTACAGTTTTTGAGAAGTTCGTGAGTAAGCATCGTATTATATTACACATTAGTTACTATTGTTTAAGTCTATATCATCAGGTAATGCGTTATAAAGTTCTGTCCAATCAACACACCCTTGAATATTAAGTTCTTCAACAAAACATTTAATCGTTTCGCGATCGTTAAACTCATATTTAAAGTAGTTTTTCCAAAAGTCAACCCATTCAATAGGAATGTGGCGCGGGACGATCTTTGTTTTTAATTCATCAGAAAGCATTTTTAAACCAGGTTCAAGAATACCGATACGATGATCGTCTTCGTATTTTTCTTCATACAAAAAATCAATTAGGTGAATTCTATCGTTAAAGGTACTCACACCCATGTATGAAATATACTCAAGTTTTTTGGGATTGCAATTTTCTGGAAACCCGTGTCTGGGTTTAATACCATACACAGCCGTATTACATTTTCCAAAACTCGAAAAAACACCATCGAGGGGTTTAACTCTATCGAGAGTAACAGTTTGCTTCGTAAGTTCGTAAAGGAGAGACGCTTTCATTTTTGTTTCATATTATCTATAATTTCTTCATCACTTAGGTCTTGTTTAACAATGTTGTACGATAAAGTCAAAAGTGCGAGTTTATATACAAAAAAACCAAATAATGATACACTACAATTAAAATAAAACGGGGCTTCTGGGTTTGAATTCCACGCAGATTCAAAAGCAGCTACAAATATGGGTGGTAAAAATTGTTTAGGGAAAATACTTCCCAATTCTATTGTATCAACATAGTTCGAAAGTAAGGTTACATAACCGTAGGAAGATAATACACCGAGTGTAGCAGATAAACCATCTATAGGCTCGTGGCCTATAAAATTGTATCCTATATATACACTTCCAAATTGTAAAGTATTATATTTCAAACGATTTTTTATAGTTTCGTATTCAGAAATACTTTTACTTTTTTTTAAGCGACAAAAATGGTGCGTTGTTTTACGATTAGGATTTATTAAGTTATATTTTATACATGTCATTACATTTTATCTAGTATATCTTCTTTAAACTTTTGTTCTTTCTTTTCGAACGCTTCACAACGTTCTATAGTTTCATATAAACGAACTTGTAACTCAAGAAGTTTATCTTCGTGTACAAAATCGTCTTTGGGCATGGGTGTCATTTCCCATAAAATACCGTAATTATTACGATACGCGAGTTCTCTTTTATAATTCTGGGATTCCAAATACTTATATCGAGATAATTCATAAGAAAACTTAATTATATCGTTCGTTTCGAAATCAGTAAAACAAAATTCACTGTAAGCATTTTCATGGAGTTCCGTACATTTCTCGCCATCTCCGAACAAGTTTATTGAGTCGCTCAGTTTTGTATCCCATACCATATTTTCTTTTTTTGGGTACTCCCGAGCACTCGACATCACGAGTGTCGTATTTATTAACTTTTTCCCATATGATCCTCTGTACATCTCCCGGGAGATCGTTTGTCGCTTGACAAAAGGCGAGAATGTAATCGTACGTGTGTAAGGCAATGTAATCATCCATATAATTTAAAAATTTAAACGAAAATTTTAAACTTAGGTTGTTTTTTAACTTCTAAAACTATAGTTTCATTTGATTCGTTCTTAGCAATAATATAATTATAATCACATAATTTAACAGATGGCGGCATTTCATTTTTAGAATACGTTTTTGGTTTCGGTGTTAATAAATTACACACGCTTGAATAAAAACTAAACATAACTATTTTTAACCATTATTTTTTTATATTACACATACAAGATGGTATCGCTCCAGGACTTACCAAAAAAGGTACAATACATAATTGTGGATTCCGAATTTATTAATGGTACAAACAACACGTTCACGATCGATTTATCACTCGAATCCAATCTACACATGGAGGAAATATCAGAAGTGATTGGTATAAAACCAGTTGATTTTTATATCACACAAATCGGCGAGAACGATCTAGGCAATACAAACGTCGCAAAGTATATAGATATAGTATGTCCTGATATCCCAAAACGTGGACAGATACTGAATGAACGTAACGGCCAGATTTTAGCACGCGTACCTTTGGAAAGAAGTTTCACTGGAAGCAATGATTTTATCATGCGTGATAAACAATGGAGAGCGTTCCAGCGCCAAACAAATTTTTTTAATCCCATATCGATACAAAAACTTAATTTTAAAATATACGAATCACAAGGCGACGGTGATTATAAAACACTCCAACCGGATGCGAATTGGTACATGGTTCTTGAAATAACAACCATAGACGTTAAAGAAAAACCAACGGATCGCGAGCTCCAAATATTAGAAGCTTTACGTAAACTTATAGGCAAGATAGATGAACTCAACATAAACGTTAAGAAACTTCCCGATAAGGAGGATATCGAAAAAATGGAAAAAGAAAAAAAGAAAAAATATCCATTCCGTTATTTAGTATTATTCATAGCCATGATAATAGGCGGGTTTGTATTTGTTAAAAATAAATTTAAGCCGTCGGTTCCTCAACCTTCTTTTTAACGACACGTTTAACGGTCTTCTTTTTTGGTGGTTCTGGAACTGGTTCTGGAACTGGTTCTGGTACCGAGACTGGTTCTGGAACTGGTTCTGGGGCTGGTACTGGTTCTGGGACCGGGGCTGGAGCTGGAGCTGGAGCTTTTCGGGTTGGTGCATATTGTGGTGGTTGATCTCTTGGTCTAAATGGCATCGTGTAATATATATAAAAGAAAGATTATCTTTATATCAAATGTTATTCATTGGTCCAACTCCCCTGAGTGGTATAGGCCAACACTGTAAAAAATATATGGACCTTTTCCCACGAAGTAAATATATAGAAATTCAAAATGAAATACCAGAATGTGAAAAAGCGTTTATATTTGCCTTGCCTATACAGTATTGGTTAGATAAGATACCCGAAATAAAAAGAAAAATCAAGAACGTGACGTGTATGACCGTGTGTGAAACAGAAACTGTACACGAAGATTACGGTAAACTTTTTAAACTTTTCGATAAAATTGCTGTACCGAGTGAATTTTGTCGTCGCGTATTTAAACGGCAGTTTCCTGATACTAAATTTTATGTCATACACGCACATATACCCGATAAGAGACCGTATACGTTTTACCATATAGGTAATATATACGATCCACGTAAAAATTTTAATAAAATCTTAGAAACGTTCGTACGTATGAATAAACCAAATTCACGTTTATTGGTAAAAGCAACGTGTAAAAAACCTGTCGAAGCGCGAATACCTAACGTCACGTTTATAAACGGTCTCATATCAGACGAAGAAATGGAAAAAATACACGAAATGGGGGACTGTTATGTAAGCTTTTCGTCTTCAGAAGGTGTAGGCATGGGAGCAGTCGAAGCGGCTTTACGAAACAAACCCGTTATTATAACCGATTATGGTGGTGCACCTGAATATGTCAAAACACCGTATACTATAAACTGTGGTTTACAAGAAATACCAAAAGATGATTTTTTATTCAAAGCGGGTATGAAATGGGGCAAACCCGACGAAAAACAATTACGTGAATTTATGGAAGATGCATATACCAAAAAATTAAGGTATATGGATCACCCGCGTACGCGCATGTTAACGTGTAAAGAAAACGTATTACAAGAATTCATCGCTAATGTAATTGGTGAGGAAGGTAATGACACCAGTCAGGATAGCACCTGACATGAGTGAACCTCTTTGGGCAATGAGCATGGCGACAATATCATCAACAAATTTAACGTTCGTTGGTTTCTTGAGAAGTTCTGGTACGACATTTGAAATTACAAGATAAAGAGTCATGGCTATTATAACAGGTCTAAGCGTTTCCTGATCTAACATTTTTTTATAATAAGGAAACATTTATTTTTGGTTTTATTCCAAGCACCTGGTCATCTATTTTGTGTTTTTTACAGTAGTTTCCACAGACTGCTTTAAAAGTACAACTTTTTCCGGATAATGTAACTGCTTTACATATTTTTTTATTTTCTATGTTTACTCTTTCTTCTGGAGGACTTTGTAAAACCTGTATAGGTCGCGTTTTCTGACACTCTAGTTTCTTCTTTCTCATCTTATTTATTATATCCGCCATTTCATCTGGCGTCTTTTTACAATTTTTTATATTTTTAGATATGCGTAAACAATCTTCGTAACTTTGAACATTTGATTGATGTTTTTTAGTGAGTACATTTTTAGTATCACTAAAATTCGTCTGTATAACAGTAGGTAAAAAATATTGCGACATTTTACTTTTTAGTTTTTAATGAAAAATAAAATAACTTAGGTTAATAAAGAATGTGGTTCTTTACAAAGCTCAAAAGAACGTATAGTTTCACTCTCGGTGAATAAAATATTAACTATACTGTTCGATTGTTATTACATTTAATAAAATACAGGCCGAATAGTACATGACATACGTATCTATAGATACATATATAGACACAATCAATCCACTCATCAAATAAATAGTATGAAAATATACGTATTTCATATTCTTTTTCGAAATACCGTGTAAACACATGATCGAAAATATTAAGTTTATAATGTTCATCAAGTTATGAATCGCAAACGCGAACAAAAAATTCATAAAAAATAAGGTAATGTGTGCGACTTTATTAAAAATTATATCAATTCTCTCGGGAACATTATCGTCTTCGCCTTCGTTTTCGTCTTCAGTTTCCATAATTACGTGTGACGGTGGTTGCATTTCTAAATTTATACCTAGAGCCGGTACTCCATTGGGTTGTCTTACGTGATTGTAATACATAAAAAATAAATACGAATATTTTTTATGTATATTAAATGGATAAACGAATGTTATTCGTGTTGCTGTCCATTAAATCCACGAATACACACGAATAATCCACAAGAACGAAAAATTATAAGGGAATATAGAAAATTAAACCCCATTTTTATGTTTAACAATGAAGAATATTATAAATTTTTTAGTTCACAATTAAAACGCGTGTGTTACGCGTGTTTTTTAAACTCTCATAAAATTCACCCATCAACATTTAGAAAACGTGAATGTGGTATATTAAAACAAATATATAAAAGACCCAAGTCAAAAACAAAAAGTGAACTTTTATATTGGTACGAAGGTCTAAAAAGACACTTAAGTAGAAGAGACGAATTATAAAAAAGTATGAGTGAAAGTATACAAAAACTCACGCACGTGGAACATATACTGAAACGCCCGGATTCGTATGTTGGTCCAGTTTCACGCGTCGGAGAAACATATTGGGTACACGAAAACGGTCATTTTGAAAAGAAAACAGTTGTATATTCACCCGCACTTCTAAAAATATTTGATGAAATACTCGTGAATGCGATCGACAGAAATTCTCTGTACCCAAAAAATGTAACATCACTCAGTGTATCTATTGATAAAACATCGGGTGAAATAACCATAGAAAATAACGGTCCTTTGGGAGGCATTGCAGTGAAAATGCACGAAAAAGAAGGTATTTGGAATCCCGAATTAACGTTCGGACATTTACTCACGAGTACAAATTATGACGATACACAAAAACGTGTCGTCGGTGGTCGTAACGGGTACGGGGCAAAACTTACAAACGTGTACTCGACGAAGTTTTCAGTAAAAATAAAGGATGGGGAAAACAAATGTGTATACACACAAGAATGGACAGACAATATGAAAAATTGTCACGCACCAAAAATAAAAAAGTATTCCGGTGCAACATCGAGTGTTTGTGTAACATTTGTTCCAGATTGGAAACGGTTTGGTATGTCTGGTATGGATGAATCTATATATAAAATTTTTGAAAAACGTGTATATGATGCAAACATATGCACTTCACAAAACTGTAAAGTGAAATTTCAAGGCGAACCTTTACCAAAATGTTCATTTAATACGTACGCTAAAATGTACACAAAATCAGACGAAATGTGTATGTTTACAAGTGATAGGTGGTCAGTGTGTATTGCACCTTCAGATGATGGGTTCGAACACGTTTCTTTCGTAAACGGAATATGTACTACAAAAGGAGGTTCACACGTTGATCATGTTTCTGGTATACTCGCAAATGGTATTATTGAAGATATGGCAAAAAAGATAAAACTTCGACCTCAACAGGTTAAAAATGCGTTTTTTGTTTTTGTAAAAGCAACCCTCGTTAATCCGAGTTTTAGTAGTCAGGTTAAATCGGAGTGTACACTCAAACCACAAGATTTTGGAAGTAAATTTGAACCACCAAAATCGTTTATTAAAAATATTCTAAAAACGAGTGTACAAAACGAGCTTCTTGCTTTATCGAAGTTTCGCGAAATGAAAGAACTCAAGAAAACGGATGGTGCGCGTAAATCAAAAATAACGGGTATACCCAAACTCGATGATGCGAATAAAGCTGGTACACAACAATCCGGTAAGTGTACTCTTATTGTTACTGAAGGTGATTC